TAGGAACAATTAATAATATTTTTTGTTTGTTTAATACATCTTGTAGATATCTAATAAGAAGATATAATATGAATGATTTGCCTGAAGCAGTTGGAGAAACTAATAACATTCTTTTAAAAGTTATACCAGTTCTCATTGCATCAAACTGATAATCATGAGGATCAAAAGGAAGATTTAAACTTACCACATAATCAAATAAATCTTCATCAGTTACTTTAATAAACTCATTTACTTGACTTACATATGGATAATTTCTTTTTTTAGAAAATTGTTCTACATATGGGAGTAAACCATAATATAATTTTTGATCATATGGACTGAATAATCTTATTTTACCATCCCACAATTTATTTCTAAACGCTGGCATAAATTGAAACCCTGGAACACTAAAAGTAAAATAATCTGCCAGTTCTTGTAAAACTGAAGGATTAGATTTTACCCTAATATATGCTTCATTTATTTTTGATATGAATAAAGTATCAATGTTCTGGATTTGTGAATTTATGCCACTCGATTGCATTCTTTATATTCCATGTTCTTTGTGATATTTCTTTAATAATAGATTCCAGATATTTAATTATCTGTTCATGATATTCCATTTTTAATTTTGTGTTTTGGTATTCTTGATCACCATCAATAAATGCATTGATATCATCTTTTGTAAACTTTTGACCTTTTTTAACTGGAAACACTTGATTTTTATTTTCATCAATGCTTATTCCAGTATAATAAGCCCATAATTTTTTTCTTATAATATTCTGTTGACTTTCAAGATATTTAAAAGTTAAAATTTCTTGATTAAGTATTTTAAAATATTTTTGATGTAATTGTGGTATTTTTAATGACTCACCTTTTAAATCAACAGAATCAATCTTGCTGTCAGATTCCCACAGCAATTCAATTTCTTCAATTTTCATATTTTATTTTATATCATTAATTTCAAAAGACCTGTAAGAGAATGTTGCATCAGCCATAAGATATTGTACATCTTCTGTTCCCGCATCAAATTGTAAACTTGCTAATTGTGTAGGAAAGGCATCTTTAAATTTAAATTCAATTTTTGGTGTTTGTGCTCCTGTTAAAACTATAAGTGTTGCATCAGATATAATACCTGACATAGGACCTGGATTTTTTGGATCTGATTTTTTAACATTTTCATACTGTTCAAAATTATCAGGAAATCCTATACCTTCCATCCATCCAAATATTTCTTTATAGTTTTCCATATATTCATCAACAATAAATCTAATTATTAATTCTTGAAATTCAACTCTATCACCTGGAAATGGTATTGATACAAAAGGAGTTTGAACTGGTACACCGCTTACTGTTATTCCTGGCAAAGTTACACCTTGACAAAAATAATTAGTATTGGGTAATTTATTGATATTAAATTTAAACCCAACAGGTGAAAGATAACTTAGATTTTCTGGTTGCTTAAACATAATGTATATAGGGAGACTTTTAATCTCCCTATTTTATATTACTTTTTTTGGTAAATACCCCAAAGAATCCAGACAGCAACTAAGCCAACTAGTCCTTCAGAACCAAGGGATTTAACTAAACTAACTACTGAGCCTACGACATCGATTCCGAGAAATGGAACTGCCGCACCAAAGAGTACTTGTAGTACTACGCCAAGTGCAATAACAGCAAGTCCCAATTCAGTAATTGATCTAATCCAACCTAATACTTTGTCTACCATATAGTCTCCTTTATTTTAGATTGTTAGTATTATTTAGGTGGGTTTAAAAAGGGCATAAAAAAAGGGAAGCCCCAAGAAAAATAGGCTCCCCTTTTAAAAAATAGATTACATCAAGTTCTTAACTTTGACTAATCTGTAATAAACATTGTCTTTACCAGGTGCACTTACGCTACCATCTCTGTTAATGGCACCATCAGCGTCACTTGTAGCAAAAGGATTAGCTACCATACCATAACGAGTTTTAAACCCGATTCTTGGCTGGAAGTTATCTTCACCAATTGCTCTTACCATTTGCAATGGAACATAAGGACAATAGAAAAGACCCGCATCATATGGGCTTGATCCTTTGTAACCTACAATCATATAGTTTGTAAGTGTGTTTGCAGCAAATGGGTCAATGTATACTTTATATCGACCATTAAGGACACCAGCAAAAGTATTACCAGTATCATCAACATTAATTCCGGTTTGTAGTGCAGGAGTATAATCAAGAACACCAGCCATTTGAAGTGCAGATGCAACATCAGATGCACAAATGATCATGTTACCCTTACCTCTACGTGTATCTTTTGCGATTTGGTTAGCTTCACGTTCAATCTGGAACATTAGTCCTTTGAACTTTTCAACTGACCATCGACCATTAGAGTCAACATCAAGGTCAAACTCACCAGGATTAGCTGTTCCATATGCAGCACCAGCCTTAGCGGATGAACCAATGGATCTTACAACTTCTCTGTTAATCTCAGCAAGAATTTCAGCGGAAAGAATATTAGCCAATTCTGTTTCAGCATCCAAACCATGAATAGCTTTCAAGTCTTGAGCCAATTCCATTGAATATGCACCTTTGAGTGCTCTACTTACTGCTGTTACAGTAACCTTCTCAATTGAGAAAGACATTTCTGGAATACCATCACCATTAACTGCAGGATCATTAGCACCTCTAAGTTCTGCATTATTTGTTGACATACCAGTAATGGAATTATAACCATTTGCATCAACTGGATTTTCACCAGTATCAGCGGCATAGTCAGTAGTATTAGCGGATGAAAATCCAGTTTCAGCTTCATGAAAAAGAGCTTCATCACCTGGATGTGCGCCATTTCCACTATATCCACCATATCTGGCTCTCATCGCAAAGATAAGTCCAGTAGGTCCTGTCATAGGTTGAACACCACAAATGTCATAAGCAACCAAGTTTGGCATCGCACGTCTTACGAGTGAAATCAAAACTGGATCGTAAATATCTACAGGTCCTGTTCCAGCGGTAGAACTAGAACCAGCCATGACCGAAGATGGTCCTGATTCTGCCAACAATCCCATTCCACCGGCTTGCTCTCTCATAGAACGCTCTTGGTTCTCCAAGATCACAGCAGTTACCTGCTTTTTATATGGGTCTTTAATTGCATCCAAATCTGGATGATCAACTACAGGAGCCCATTTTCTTTGAATGTCTTCAGCGATATACATCGTTTATTCTCCTAAAAAATTATTTATTATTTGTTGTTCTAGACAACATTTCAAGATATGCCTTCATTTGGCCATCTCTTGTCTCTTCTTGAATATTCTCAATTTCTTCATTAATCTCTTCTGTAGTGGATGTTGTTTCTTCAACTACATCTTCACTAAGAACTGCGGCCTTTGTTGGAAAATATGATTCTTTCAACATTTGCAATTTTGCTTTATATTGTTCTTCTGAATCAAATTCTACTCCCTCTGAAAGACTAGTAATTTTTTCTTTTTGTGTATCAGCAAGATCTTCACAAACATCATTTAAAATTTCATCTTTTTTAGCATCTGCTAAACTATGTTTCAATTTAATATTCTTATCAATTTCTTCATTTAGTTTTTCTTCAAGATCTTCTACTTTATCAAAAAGGTCATCTACAATATCAACCTTTTCTTCAGGAATATCAATGTAATGTTCTTTGAAAAGATTTCTTAGTCCATTCATAAAATCGTCAGTAAGTTCAGTCTTAATACCTTTTTCAACTGCTAACTTATTGTCTTCCATCCACTCTGATACAACATAATTTAAGTAGTTGTCTACTTTCTCTACCATTTCATTTTGAAATGATTTTGTAGATTCTTCAATTTCTTGCAAATACTCTTCTTCTATTTGAGAAACTCTTTTGTTTACTTCTTCAACTACTTTAGATTTTACAGCAGATTCAAAAATTTCTTTTGCTTTTTCTTTGAAATCTTCTGAAAGTTCTTCACCGGCAATAGCTTGAATATCTGATTCTGTATCCAATTCAATTTCATCAGCAGTCAAATCTTTTCTTGAATAAAGAATTTTTTCTTGTGCTTCTGCAATTGCTGGATCACTTTCAGTATTATCTTCTCCCATCTTATCAATATCAAGCTCTACAACATCTTGAATCATTCCAAATTTTTCAGAAAGTTCTTCTTTACTCATATTTTTTAACATATCATAAACATGAGCGACCATTCCATTTTTGGATGTTGGTACTTCTGATTCTGATACTGCTGGTTTGACAGAATTGCCTTGTGAATGTGCAGATTTTTCTGGATTTCTTTTATCCGCTTTTCTACTTGATGCTTGACTTGTTCCAGGTTCTGGCTTATTTGCTTTACCTGTATCTGGGTTATCACCACCCAAATCTTGAACCCCTGCAGGAGCTTCATCTAGCTCTTCCACGGGAGCTTCATCAATTTGATTTTCAGAAGTTTGTTCTACTACTTCTGTTTCCGTATTTTGATCTTCTAACATTGTTTTTGCTCCTAACTGAGTTTCAAAAGTTTAACACAACTTAAACCTTTATATTATTAACTATTATTATTTATAATATTTATAACTTAGAAATAAAATCAGCAAAAGCATTTAATTTAGTTTCATCTAAATTATTTGCTGAAGCATTTCTAATACTCTTATTATATTTATCTATTTCTGTTTCTTTAATGATACCATTATCCCAAATCCACTCTTTACCTTCCATAATACCTTCAACAAAAGCATTTGGTGCAGAAGGATCAGCAACAATGTCTCCCGCAGTTGAGAGATAATAATCATTACCAACAATACTACCATTTCTACTAGGTGTTAAGGAACCCATACCTCTAGACGAAACTCCTAGAGTTGCACCTGCTCTAATAAGTTCTCTTACAATATTTCCGTTTGGTGTGTTTAAAATTTTAGCTTCACCAATAAAATCATTACCTTCTTTATTTAAAGTAGTAATCATATGTGATACTCTATCAAGATTTACAGTTGGTCCGTCTGGATGTCCAAGTTCACCAAATGCCCTATTTTTAGACACATATTCCTTATTATATCTTTTTACTTCATTTTCCAAAACTTTAAGAGGATAAGTTCGTTTATTTCTATTTTGCTGTTCAGCTTGCATAAAAATTCCACGAATTTTAAATTGTTCTTTACCTTCTTTTGTTGTTTCAGAAATATATTCTAATTCTTCAGAAATTTCTGTTATGAGTTTCATTTTTTCTCCCTCATTTTTTTGATTCTTTCTTTTCTTTTAGCAATTAAATCCCTATACATTTTTCCCCCAGGTCGAGTAAAAGCTTTCATTTTAGCTTGTTGTGCAGGATTCTTTTTTAACCTATCAACTAATTTTTCAATCTGTTGTTTTTGTCCAGGACTTGAACTTTGCAATTTAGATGCATTTAAATCTTTTCTAACTCTAAGTTTTAATGCTTGTAAAAACTTTTTTCTAGATTGTTGTCTTAGTGCTTCTTTTCCACCAGTAGGAATAGCTCTCATTTTATTTCTTCTAAGAGCTGCTACTCTTTTAGGTTTAGATCTAGCAAAATGTATTTTTCTTTTAAATCTTTGATTGGGTGTTAACGCCTCATCAAAAGATACAACTTGATCTATTATTTCAGATTTAAAAAATTTGAATGATTTCATTTACGCACTAGCTGATAATGGTTCTTGTAATGTTTCTGTTGGTTGTCCATCAAATGGATCTACTACTTGTATTTGATCACCACCATGTCCCATTCCCGCAAGATCTTTAGGATCTACTTGATCAATTTCATCACTATCAGAAACTATTTCTTCAGGTTCTTCGGGAACTGTATCTTTAAACAATCCTTGAGCAACTTCAACCTTTCTAACTTCAAGTTCGTCCATTGATCTTTGTCCTAGTACACCAAGAATTCCTTCTTTGGCTCTACTATTGTCTCCTGTCATAATAGCAGATACTATATCCGCACTTGTAAAAACATCATCCATAAATTTCTCCTTTAATATTAATATCTACCACCCATTGAATCTTCATCGGGGTTACTATATTTAGGATCATTTTGTTCTTCATTCATTTCACTATCAAGCTGATCCGCCTCTTCTTCTGTTTGTCTTAGAATCTTATTTCTTACAAACTTATGTGAATAATATTTACCAGCGTATTCATCCATATCTCTAAGAAGATTTGCTCTATTTTGCAACAGCTCCGCTTCTTTTAATTCAGCAAAATGTGAGTCTGTTTCAAAATTATAATGAATTTTTTCTTTCATCATTGCCCAATCTTCTTCAGCAATAATATTTTTCATCCTTAATTGTTTTTCTAAAAGATTATCAAATAATGTGGTAAACTTTTTCCTAAGTCTTTCAATGAATCTTGTAAATTTTAATTCATCTCTTGTAATTTCTGTTGCTCTACCTAAAGTAAAACTAGCCTCTGTCTCTAATCTTGATATTGGCACATTTAATGATTTATATAATTTCTTTTGAAAGTATGTAATGTCTTCAATTTCACCAAGATTTTGACCACCAGGTAAAGTAGTAATCTCTGTACCTCTTCCACCTTCTCTTCTTGGAAGCCAATAGTCTTCTAACATGGTCATAACTTTTCTATCATCTCTAACTTCACCAGTTTCAGCATTGTAAATTAATTTGTTTTTATATCTTTGCATAATATCTCTAAGATATTGTTCTGCTTTCATTTTTGGAAGGTTTCCAACATCAATGTAAAATATTCTTCTTTCTGGTGCTCTAGAAATTCTGTATATAACTAGAGAATCTTCAATCATTCTTAATTGATTAAGTGGTTTAATTGCTTTATGTAAATGGGATATTACCATTTTTCTTCCAGCATTAGTTACGCCAGATCCTGCATAAGCAATCATATCAGGAGCAATTCTTAGTGATTTTTTATTATAATCTCCTGTACTTCCCCCTCCCATTGAATTTCTTGCTGAAGCAATAAGAGGTTTATCATTGTAAAGATAATACTCATAATATTCACCTGACAAATCTCTTTTTAATCTTGAACCATCTGGAACTTTTTCATCAGGCTTTTTCTTTTCTCTTACTTTTCTAATTTTTAAAGGATCTATATATCTTAATTCTTGAATACCTGCGGTTGGATCAGCTGGATCAATAACACATTGATAATATACTCTACCATCAATATACCATTTTCTATAAATGTCATATCCACTATTATCAAAATCAAGGAGTCTCATAATTTCAGAAAACTCATTATGTATTTTATCTTTTATTTTATCATTGACATTTAAATTATGTAATGAAATTGAAACAGGTGGTGTATCTCTTCCTGTTATAATTGACTCATTTATAATATCATCAATTGCTTGATCTACTTCTGGTTGAAGAACCATTGTTCTATATCTACTGATTAGATCCGCTTCATTTTTTGCAGTACCTTCCATATCAATGTAAGTACCGTAAGCTCCACCAGCTGACATTCCATAATTAGAAGCTATATCAAAAGTACCTTCTAAATCATCAGGTTTAGCAAAAGCTAATAAAGGTTTTTCTTCTTCCTTTTTTCCACCACCTATTTTAAATCCAAATAAATTTAATTCTGCCATAATGTAATTTCTTATAAATTGTTTGTGTAGTATCCACTACCACTATTATAGTTTATTGACTCAGTGGGATTTACTGTATCATAACTAGTTTCATAATATTGATAATCAAATGTACAAGAATATTCTTCAACTTGATTTGTAGAATCCCAAGACATTGCGATATCTGTTAACGTCACAGGATATATATCTACAAAATTATAAGCCTTTATTGCATTACCATTTTTAGAATATTGTATGGCTTTTGCATTTCCTACATATGATGTAGAGAATATTGGTCCAGATGGACCAACTGCTTCAATAGAGGATATAGAAGTCATACCAACTTTATTTGATCCTGTTGTATAATCTAACCATTTTTCTAATTCATTTCTCAATTTAAAATCTTCATCATTAACAAATGTGACAGTCCATTGAGGATATGTTCTTTCACCAGGTTCTTTAAAATTTCTTCCAAGATAATTAACATTTATTGATGTAGTTATTGTTGCTGGAAGAAAAGTCGATTTCGCTTGAAATTTTGTTTCACTAAAAGATGGAAATGGAAAAGTTAATTCTATTTCAAATAAGTTGGGTCTAGCACCTCCATACTTTAATCCATTTGTCCTAAAATCATCTATGCTGAAGCCCATAAATATATTCCATTAATTAACATTTGTTGTTTCAGCGGATGTGTCAGCACTAGATCCAACTGTAAAATAATCATATCTCCATGTTACAGTATATTCTTGAAATCCTTCAGATCCCCAATCCAAAGTAATATCACCTAAAGCAATTGGAAAGGCGTTTTTTAATGTATAAACATTAGAATCAGATGTTCCATCTTTATGAAGTTGTTTAACTTCTAAATTGATGTAATCATTTTTTTCACTAACAGAACCTGATGTACCATATTTATACCCACCTTGAGAGCTTGATCTAGAACCAACTTCATCACCTGACATATTTTTTATGTATTCAACAATATATTTTCTAAAAGAACCCTCATCATTCATCATGGTCATAGTCCATGGATCAAATGTTTTTACTCCTGCAAGTTTTAATGGCCTTCCTCTCCAATTAACTGGAATAACATTTAAGTTTGTTCCTGGTAATTGTCCAGACCTAACCATATATTGATGGTCACTTGTAAAAGATTTTGTTCCCATACTGACTTCAAATAAAGTTGGTCTTGCTCCACCATTTTTTAGTGCAGATCTTATCTCATCTACTGAAAATGCCATTATACTCCTTTTTAACTATGTTCTGCGTGTTGATATTGCCATGTACAAGTAAATGTTTCTATTGTATTAGTTGCATCATGACTTAATTCTATTGGTGATAAATTACTAGGCCAAACTCCTTTTAAATCAACTTGTGTTATAGGTGTTGAAGTAGTTCCGATTGTAGTATTAGAACTACCATCTATACTATATGTTTTAATTGTTGCTGTAGTAGTCAATCCATTATGTGCAACACCAATAGCTGATCCTCTTACATTTCCTGATGAACCATTAATCTGTTCCATCCAACTTTCAATTCCTCTTCTTATTATTGCTCCTTCGTCATTTAAAATTGTTGTAGACCAATCACCAAAAGTTGTATCTCCAGCAAAATAAATTGTTCTTCCAAAATAAGAAACAGGAACCTCTCCTTGAACATAACCAGGAAGAGTTGTAGCATTACATAAAAATTCAAATTTTGTTGCAGCATTCCCAGATTTAGAAATATTATTTGTTACACCTAAACCCAAGCTAACTGGTGGTGCTCCTAAAGTAACTGTAAATAAATTAGATCGAGCACCAGAAGTTTTTAAAGCAGCACTGAAATTTTCTACACTAAATCCTGCCATTTTATTCTCCTATCTTTGTCCGACTACTTCACTAAATTCTACTCCTGTTCTAACAGCAACAAAATTAAGTTCGATAAAGTTAATTGATCTAGCTGGTTTGACATAAATTGAACCAACAAATTGATTATTATCAACAACATTACCTGGATTGTTTGATTCATCACAAACTACGAGAAAGTCTGTAATTCCACCTCTCGCTTGAATATCTCTCAAAAAAGGTTCAACAATAGAAGTAAATTGAGATCTTGTAAATTCATCATTAAATTCAAATAATGATTGTTGTGCCGCTCTTGCTATTGATTTTTCTAAACTAATAAAAAGTCTTCTTACATTAATTCTATCAAAAGCATTTGGTTTAGCCAATAATGTTTTATCACCAAACAAAACTGTTCCTTGTCCAGGAAATCTAACAACTGAATTAATACCTTCTTTATACATTCTATCTCTATCATCAGTTGATGGATTAAAAACTAAATCAACAACACTTCTAATTTGTCCTCTAGTGAATCCAGCTGGTGAAAAGAATGCGCCAAAAGAATCTTCTGTTTCTACTGCTAATCCCGCACAATCAGAATTTAAAGGAATGTATCTTGTTAATGTACCATCTGTTACTTTTTTCCATCCAGAGTCTATTGAAGCATATGATGAACTAGGCAATCTATTTCTAAAATTAATTACATTAGTTGCTTGATTTGTTTCACTCAAAACGTCCGATAATTCTGGTGAACAAAATGCCATAATATCTTTTCTAAATTCAGCTATTGAAGAAATGACATGATTACATACTACAGAACTTGCTGCGCCAGTAAATAATACTGAAATGTCAGAATCTACTGGTTCTTTAAATTTATTAAAACCTCTAATCAAGTCTGCGTCTGATACAGTAGTTCCATCCTCGCCACCATTAAAATCCCATGTCTGTCTCATTCCATCGGATGGAAATTTTGTTCCACTTCCTGCTTCAGATCCCCAAGATGATTCAGATGTATCTCCTGAATATTCACCTGTGTCTGTAGGATGACTCATAAACCAACAATATCCACCATTATTAATTACTGTTTTATAATAACTTGTAGGATGATTAATTGCTACTGAAAGATTATTATATCTTTCTAATACTTGACCAGCTGTAGATTGACCAGGGGACCATTTTCCATCTGAATTAGCTATAGCTATATGAATTTCATCATTTTCTGCACCAATTCCATTTGGAGCTGCTGCCCAATCAGTTGTACTTGGTTCACTCACATTACTATCTAAAGCAAATTCCCATTCTCTAGAAAAATCTTGGTCTGTATCAAGTGTTACTGACGCTCTTTTTGTTGCTGTCATTTGTGTATTAGAATCAATTGAAGCTATATACATTCTTATGGATTCTGATCCAATTAAAATAGCATCACCAACTTTAAATTGTGTTAAAAATTGTGTCCATTTTCCGTTAATTGTTTTTGAATCTTTTTTTATTGTTACTGTACCAATCATATTTTCAATAGGTTCAGAAAAAGATGACCTTTTTAATCTTGTTACTTCTTCAGTTTGACTTGCACTTGCTACAGGATTTCCAGTAGAACTATATGCTTTGACTGTACCCACTCCTGCTGCAATATTAGTAACAACCGCAGTCCCTATACCTCCTGAATTATCTGTAGCATATTGAATAACATCACCAACTCTTAATTCGCCGTTTATATCACCATTAGATGTAGTTAGTTCACCATTACTATCATTTACTTCCCAAGTTCCTGTTAGTATCATCTCTGGTCTTGTTGGACCACAAATTGAAATTCTTAAACTATTACCTCTTGATCCCGCATATTTTGCTACAAATGGACCATAAGCACTAGTTGGAGTTCCTCCTGAAGATTCATCATATCCGAGTTCATATGATTTTGAATTTTTAATTAAAACTGTATCACCTGCAACTGTTGCTCCCCATGTTGTATTAGCTGTAGTTGCATTCATTGCAGAAGAATTTGCTACCCTACTTATTTCTAATGTTCCACCATAATTAAGAAAATTTTGTGCAGATAGGAATGAAACAGCAGTAGCTTCGTTCTTTTTCCAAAATAATTTTTGTAGATCTGAGACTGAGGACACCGCACTATTCAATGGATCTTCAATTGGACCCCAAAGAAAAGGACCGGCAAATCCTCCGCGTGTTGTTGCTATTGTAGGTACTACTGTAGTTAGATCAATCTCTCTAGATAGTACGCCTGGACTGATAGTGAAAGGCATTCTGATTCTCCTGTAATTTATTATATTTAGTAGACATTTAGCGTGTTAAATAAAAATCTAACCTACTTATGTTCACGTGTTACCTTAATATATTTATCAAATTTACGATCTCTATTAGACTTTCCATTTTTCAATTTTAATATCTGGGCCACACCAACATTTGTCAACATTACATATCAATGGTTCTTTTAAACTTTTAAAATTATTTGTAAACCAATTTCCCAAAGATCTCCCTACAGTACATCCACTTGTTGGAAAAACATCACCATTTGTTTTTAATACAAAATTTTTAACTCCTGCATTACATTTCCAACCATTAAAATTATTCATATTTTTTGATAAAATATTTGGTATTGAAAAATATTCTTCATTACCATTGATAATTAAAGAAAATTTTCCTATTTCTTTTTTCTTTATGAAATTATTTCCTATAAATTTTAATTGTTCTTGATTATATGATATTTTTTCTGATCTTTCATCAACATATTTCAATTCCAATATTCTAATATCTTTTAAATTATTTTTAAAATATTCATAATCATGAACAACTTTATCCCAAATTGGTGGATAAGACAAAACCCACACTCTTTTAGATTTCACATTACATAAGTTTATATTGTTACACCACTTTGATATATTTAAATTATTAGTTGGATGCCAACTAAAAGTTATTATATCAACATCTAATTTTTTCCAATAATTGGATGATTTATATCCATTTGTAATTAAATGTATTTTATGATCACCTTTTTGTTTTATGTAAGAAAATAATTTTGACAAATCTTTCCACATGGTTAATTCACCACCAGAAAAAGAAAATTCACACAAACCTTTTTTAGAAAATGTATCTACTACATTATAACAATTTTCTAAATTAGGCCAACCACTACTACCATTTTTTGATTCTTCAGGACAATATGGACAATTAAAATTGCACACATTACTCAATTGCCAATCAATACTAATTTTATTTGATTTGTTTATTATTTTAGTAAAACCGTCCACGTTTAAATTTCAGAATTCCAATACAATCCAGATTTAAATTCTTTCCACTCATGATAATCAATGGATTCTGAGTCATCAAATCCGTCATTGTAAAATCCTAATGGTAAAGAATGTTCATCACTCATTCTCTCTTGTTGTTCTAATAATTCTTTTCTAATATCTGAATCTGTTATTTCTTTAAAATATCTTTGATTTACCAACCAACCAAACAAAACTAAACACATAACTAAATCATCATTATATCCTTCTTCAGCTTGATATGACGTTCCTTTTTCAGCAAAGGTCATTAATTCAGAAATAATATCATAATCTTCAATATGTAAATGATCTTTTTCTATCAATTCTTTTAATGTTGAACATCCCATTCTTTTAAGATTTTTAGATGTTACAACACCTATTCTAGAATTTTTCTTAAATCCTCCACTAACTTCTTGTCCACCATGTGCTGCTGATGTTATTATTGTATTTTCATATTCAAT